ACTGTCACCACGTTGTTTCAATAACGCGGGACATGGTATCCGTTTTGGTAAAACATACCTAGGTGGCACAGTGATCACCCCCACCATTGAATTTAACGCTGTGGGGTTATACTTTGAAGCTGACGCCTCACAAATTCTTATCCTAGGTGGCGATATTGAGGCTAACGTAGGCCCGCACACTTCGGGTGGTGTTGAAGGAACAGGCCCGCTACAGAACGTTATTGAGGTAACTCCAGGCGCTAATAATTTTTCTTATGTGACCATTCAAGGCGTATTGCGGAACGACGTAGGGACTCCTTTAACTACTAAAGGAGATGTTTACACTTACAGCACGACTAACGCACGACTTCCAGTGGGTACGGATGGACAGGTACTCGTGGCGGACAGTGCTGAGGCCACAGGGCTGCGTTGGGGTGACCCAGGAACACCAACTATTGTAAACCCTCTTCTGGTGAAAGAGGACTACGCTGGCATTACAAAGATGACGGCTGAGAACCTATCAACCTCCTCAGGTGCGGCGACACAGGTTCACCTAAAAACAGACAAGGGGACAGCAGGACTATGGCAAAGGGCTAACGTAGACGGTGGTGAGTTCATTTTCGGGACCGTTGACCATACTGGAAACATCGGTTTGATGTCCAACGGGGTTATCCGGTTTGGTTTCCCATCAGACGGTTCCCTCGCTATCGGTGGCTACTCAGCAGTAGGCACAGCCGGTCAGGTACTTACCAGTGGGGGACCCGGCGCTGCGGTGTCGTGGACATCAGCCGGTTCTGGGACCGTGTCCAGCGTGGCAATGACAGTTCCTACAGGAATGACTGTAACAGGTTCTCCCATTACTACCTCCGGTACTCTCGGACTAGGGTATGCCGCTGGATATCGAGCCTACACCGATGCGGAGAACACGAAGCTGGCAGGACTGCCGACCACCGCTGTCAACAAGACTGGCGACACCATGTCGGGGAACCTTACGGTTTCCAAAGCAGACGCCGCCGTCACCGCGAGTGCTACCTCAGGGAACGGCAACCTGGTGGCGCAGAGTGGCTCGATCATCGGCGGGATGCGAGCCGGGGGTGGTGCTGTCGAACTTGGGGGATTGAGTGCAAACGAAGTTCGACTGCTGGGGGCTAGTGGCGCCCAACGGATTATCTTCACGACGGGAGGACTGATTCGACTTCTCGGCCTCCCAACAACGGACCCAGGAGTTTCGGGAGCGATCTGGAATAGTAGTGGCACATTGCGGATTTCTCCGTAAACCAAAGGAAATATAATGGCTGTTAGCGGTTCCACCACTTGGGAATTAACCCGAAATGAAATTATCACTGCGGCATACCGTAAATTAGGTATTCCAGGAGAGGGTAATTCTCTTTCTACTGCTCAGATCAATGATGGGGCAGAGGCGTTGAACGCCATTATCAATCTCGCGGTGACAGATGGGATGCCTCTGTGGAAACGCTTGGAGGCAACACTTGTTCCTAATAATGTATTACAGCAATATACTATTCCTTCAGCCGTTAAAATTCCTGCGGTATTCCTCCGGGACACATCTAATGGAACGCAATACGAACTACAGAATAAGAGTATGTATGATTTCCACCAGCTTCCTCGGAACACCACCCCGGCGACACCAATAGCGTACTATGCCCAGCCCACGATTAGTGGTTACACAATATTTATTTGGCCCCTATATAGTGATGCAGACACTATTGCCAACAAACGATTAATTGTTGTATACCAAGATGAGTTTGATTCCTTCACTTCTAGTGGACAGACTCTGGATTTCCCCGCATACTGGACGCAAGCCATGATTTTTCAAACTGCTTTGTCCTTGGCACCAGAAAATGGAATCCCTATTGAAGACCAAAAGATTCTAGCTGCAAATGCAAAGATGGCCTGGGATAAAGCATCAGCATATGGTGATGAGGAAGGTTCTTTGTTTATTACTCCAAATTACTGGGGCCGACATGGCTAATACCAATAGTCCGCAATTTAGCACTTATAAAACCGAGTATATTGCGTTTAATAAAACAGCAAACTATCGTGATGGTAATTTAAGTGATAAACGTGACTCGTACATTTTAAATATGTACTATGACTATGAGAGCAATAAAGACAAAAATAGTCCAGTACGTTTAAAAAAGCGCCCCGGGTTGGTAGACACAACTTACGCTCTTACACGGAGCGTCTCTACTGATCCCATCAGAGGTAGCTATTACAACGCAAATGCAAATACCTTCTACTGGGCGGTTAGTAATAAAGTTTTTTCAGTTAGCCCCGACCTGGGGGCTTCCATAAGAACTGTGGCTACTCTGGTTACTTCGGAAGGCTATGTGGGATTTACTGACTTCTTAAAGAGCGATAATGCCCGCTATGTTATTTTTACAGATGGGACAGACCTCTGGGTAGATAACTACGTTAGTGGTACCTGTTCCACAGTCGTCGATGCAGACCTCCCTTCGCCCCATGTACCATACCCGGTATATCTAGACGGATATATCTTTCTAGCCGATGCGGGTTCAGGAGACATCTACAACTCAAATAATGATGATCCTACGGCCTGGACAGCGGGTGACTTCATTAATGCAGAGATGAGCGCAGATTATATTGAAGTATTAATTCGCATTAAAAACTATATTTTAGTGATGGGTTATGACAGTATTGAGTATTTTTATGACGCCGGTATTGCCACAGGTAGCCCGCTACAGCGCAACGACTCCCCATTTCAGTCTTTTGGAACTTTAGGTGGAGTATGTACGTTGGGAAATTTAGTTATATTTGTGGGACACCAAAAGAATCAAAACCTTGGGGTGTATGTCATTAATGATTTTAAAATCAATAAAATCAGTTCGGATATTGTTGACCGTTCCATCCTGCCAGCCGGCACCACGATTAATGAAAAGAGCACTCTTACCCTAAATGTTAATGCCCACTCGATGTCCCTAGACGGCCATCATTTCTATGTTCTTAACTGCGAAAACGCCACTTGGGTTTATGATCTAGCGCATAATGAGTGGTATGAGTGGGCCGACACCACGAATGCGCCCCTGAACATTGAGGCTGTTTGGAACATGCGTAACGGCCATTGCTACACAGCAATTGGATCAACAGACAAAATTAAATTCTTTTCTCCAGCGGCGTACACAGATAATGGAGTTAATTTTAACTGTATTTATCGCACGGAGAAACTTGATTTTGGTACAAAAAACTGGAAATATATTCATCGGCTATTCCTTGACGTAAATCAACAGGAAGACAGTGGCACATCAAATATTGAAATTACCTGGTCGGACAAAGATTGGTCGGATACCGGGGTAGGGGCAAGAAATATTAATTTGTTTAGCATCTCCCCTTTTATCAATCGCTTGGGTCGCACAAGATCACGCAGTTTTCAAATTAAATATCGGGACGCATATCCGTTATTCTTAAAAGGTATGTATCTTGATATCAACGTGGGACAACACTAATGCCGGTGGATTATTCAAAGATTCCACCACCGCCTTTTGGTGCAGAGCCCAATGCCTACGTGTGGCGCGACTGGTATTCTAAAGTGCAAAAAAGCTCTCAAATTGCCAGTGATGACGTAGATACAATTGAAACTAGGTTGACAACCGCTGAGTCAGACATTACTACACTTGAAAATGATGTAGTGGATATTGATGGCCGAGTGACAACACTAGAAGGTCTTGTTTCGCCTACAGGACCACAAAAGTTTTTACCAGCAGTTAGCTACTTACGTGTTGGCACGTCTACTACCGGATATATTTCTATAGAAAATGATGGCACATTTGATGTAAGCAGTGACGGCGTAAGTTGGACTCAAATACCCCATGCCAATTGGTACACACCAACTACAGCCTCTATCGGAAGTAGCTATTGGGTTAGATACCGCGAGTTGTATGTCAGCGACCGAACAAAATTGACACAAACAGGTAGCGCACTAGACACATGGTTGTCTTTAGCATCAGATAGAGCTATTGAATACGCCGCTTCCATAGTAGGTACAGATAAAGAAGTTGCTTTAATTCAAATAGAAATTTCCTCAGATAGTGGGGGAGCTACAATCGTAGGTTCCGGAGTGGCATATTTGCTATTCAATGGCAGTTAATTTGTAAGGATAACGTATGAAACTAGACAAAATTCTTCACGTCGGGGCTGGTTATGCCGTGTACCTAACTGTTGTACCTTTGGGTATGGAGTGGGCTGCTCTAGCGACGATTGTTGCCGCCGTTGGTAAAGAAGTCTACGACAAATACTTTGGAGGCACAGTAGATCATTATGACGCTGTGGCAACTGTTGCCGGAGGTGTATTAGCTGGGGCGGTGAGCGCTGCCATCTCGAATCTTCTCTTCTCTTCTGGCGGCGCAGGGGTTTAATATGGCAACAAACTTTTGGGACTACGAATCTTGGGGGAACAAGTTCGACCCGTCGAAACTCGGTGGGCTGCAACAGACATACCGCTACGATCCGACATGGAACGGCAGCGGTGAGAACACCATCATGTCCATGCTGCCGATGTTCGTGCAGCAGTCGCCGGGCGCCTTGCAGTCGCTCGGGTTGGCGGAAGCCGATCTAGGCTACGTGCCAGGCCGTTACGAACACGATTCCTATGTCGCCGATCAATGGAACCTGAGTGATGCAGCGAAGAAGGCGCTGTCTGGTCTGTCCGTCGACGAGTTGGGCTACGGCGGCGGGAAGACGGCAAAGGCGTTGAAAGACGGCGACGGCAACATTCTGGGCATGTCCAAACCGATCAGTCCGGCCGGCGGTGATCTGCTCGAAAATGCGATCATGGGCATCGTCGCCGCGGGCACGGGCGGAATTCTCGGGCAGGCACTCGGGTTTCTCCCTGGCGCAATGAATCCCCTACAACCTTCAACTTGGGGCGGAGCTGCAACTGCTTCTAACACTGGAGTTCCTTTTGAGCTAGGGAACATGGGTGGCGCCACGTCGCTACCTGTTTCTGGTGGTACCGCTACTGGCGCCGCTGGAAGCACCAATCCCCTATACCAACTAGGGGGTGCCAGCTTAGGCGGCACAGGTGGGGCTGCTGCCACAAGCCCATACTCACTAGTTACTGGTAACATGGCTCCCGGAACTACCGGAGCGCTTCTAGGTAACACTCTGGGAGCAGCGCAAAGCGGACTCACTGCCACCGGTGCCGGACTTGGACTGACAGGACTTGGTTCTGTTCTAGGGGGCGGTATCGGAGATTCTATTGGAGCAGGACTAGACTCAACTATCGGTAGTTCTTTAAAAGCCGCTATTCGCAAAGCTGTTGGTGGTCAGCAGGGTCAACCAGGCGGATTTAATCTCGGCAATCTCCTTGGTGCCCTTGGACAGATGTATCAAGCAAATCAGTATCAAGACAGTCTTGATAAACTGTATGGTACCCTGTCGGATACTGGCCCATACGAGGCCGCTCTTCGCCAAGAACTAGAGCGTAGGGATGCTGCCTCTGGCCGGCGTAGCCAGTACGGCCCCCGGGAAGTGGAACTACAAGCCAAGATGTATGACGCGCGCTCCAAGAATGCTACAACCCTTGCTGCATTGACTAGTAATCAGAACGCTGCTCTAGGTAGTATGCTGCAAGGCGGTATGCTTGCCGGTACTTCGAGTGGTCTACTTAATCCAAAGACTGGCGGGCTAGGACAGGTGGGGCAAGATATTTGGGACGGTATCACCGACAGTGATTGGTGGCGTGATCTCTTCGACTTCGGGGGCTAAATGAATAACTTAATGTACACTCCGCAGAATCTCCAACAGGTGTCACAACTACCACTGGGGATGTTTATGCAGGGCCTTGGTCAACTAGAGCAATTCAAAGAAAACGATCAGGCCACTCTTGCTAATGTAATGGCGGAACGCCAACGTGCCTCTGAAACCCACGGTATGAATATGCGCCAAGGGGAAGCCACGTTGGCAGGAACCCTGCTCGACAATCAGAAAGCACAGATGACGAATGCGACCACTGCTGCTACTCTTCCCTCTGAGATTCAAGCAAAGATTATCGAAAACACCGGGAAGATGGATAAACAGCAGTTTGATATGTGGACTCGTAAAGTTGAGCGTGGTGTGGCCGAGGGAGATCCCCGTATGAAGGCTATCTGGGACAATATGCCAGCTATCCGTACAAAACGAGAGGAGGCTGCCCAGGATAAGGAATTAGCCGAAATGGAGGACGCGACTAGGCGCCGGGGTCAAGATATGACGGCTGCTAGCGCCCGGTATACTGCTGACCAAGCAACGGCTCGTGCGGCGGCTAAGGGTGCGGCTGGTCCGCGTGTTCCTCGTTCTCCACGAGAACTCTATTCCATGTATCAGTTTGAGGCCAACAACCCAGATCGCACGCCGGAACAACGGCAAGAAATGCAGATGCTTGCAGACAGGGAACTAGAGAAGATTGTTCAAGAGCAAATTCTTAAAGCACAAGCCATGGGTGCCGGAAAGCCCGATGTCGCTGGTATGACACAAGGATCTATTCCAACCCGTCCGATGCCACAAGCGTCCGATATTCTCCCTAATCGTCAACCGCAACCTGCTGCTCAACCGGAACCAACAAACAAAGGACCAGCAAAAATTAGCACACAAGAAGAATACAACAAGCTTCCTCCTGGGGCTTTATATGTGCATCCTGATGGTACTGTCCGTAGAAAGCGTGTGTAATGGCTTGGGGTGATATGGACGTTATTGTCTCTTTCGGGGGCAATGACGAAATTATTGGGCAGGACGACGAGATTATTTCTCAAGAGCCTAAAAAGAAAGGTTGGACTCCACTTGAGGATATCAAGGGGACTGGCATGGCTATTGCTGACGTAGTTGGTGGTATTGGCAAGTACGCTGTCAACGTACCAGCCGCTGCTATGGCGAAGATTGCCCGTCCATCTGGAAACTTTAAAGAGTACCTTGACGCCGCTGCTCAAGAACTAGAGAGCAAAGTTCCATCTTTTGGTAGTTCATTAGCTGGTAGCAACACAGCTTACAACACAATCATGAAGCCTTTTGAGGCTTGGGATAAATATGTTGTGCAGCCTGGTGCTACCAAAGCAGGAGAACTAACGGGTAGCAAAGATGTTCAAGGTGCGGCCGAGGTATTGTTAAACTTAGCTCCTATTCCTGGGCTGGCTTTAGCCGGTAAAGGATTGGCTAAGGGGGCCGCTGCTGTTGATCCAGGTCTACGTAACGTAGAGTACCGCAAACCGGCATCTATCCCTGATTCTGTTAAAATCGGTGAGAATGATCCTGTCGTGGCAAAAGCCGGAGAAGACCTCGGCCCGATGACTAACGAAGCACGCCAGTATGAGCTATTCGATCAACCAGAAATGGGACGAGTGGCAAATCCGTATGAAGCAAAGCTTGGTGATTGGCGTGTTGATGAGAATGGTATCCCGATCAAAGCAGACCTGTCTATGGAAGTGCAGAACCTACAGAATCCTCTTCAAAGGAACCTGTGGGGAGATGAGCTACCACAGACACGCAACCCGGTCGGACAAGCTGCTACGCTTCTTGATGAGAATGGTATGCAACAAGGTATTCCGCTTACAGAGGCGATTGACAGCATGCCGTTGGCACAGCGCAGGGGTGCTATCAACCGTGAGCTAAAAGGCGCTGTAGAGCCTTCTGGTGCCCTTGAAGGGGCTATCGCAGAAGCCAACAGCCCATTCCGTGGTATGGGTCGTGGGCAAGCTGGTGCTATTGATGTTCGCGTGCTAGAAGACGGTTTTGAAAAAGTAAAAAAACTCGCCAACGGCGTAACATTACGGGCTTTCGCCGAAGGTGATGGACAATTAAACATTATGGCAACCGGCGAAAACGGCGAGTATCTTGCAAGTACTAGAATGAGCCCGGAAAATTATCGGAACCCCAACCCGAACGACTTTCTATCGTCTTTGTGGACGGAGAGCAAACAAAAAGGTCTTGCCACCGAAATGTATCAGTTTGTGTCGGAGCTTGGTAATGATATTGTTCCCTCCAAAGACAGAACACCCGCCGGAAAGGCGATGTGGGAGGGTTTTGAACGGAAGGGTTTAGCACAGAATAACGTAATCCCGTCTTGGAAAACCAACCAGCGCGGTGTGGTTGACTTCAGTTCCCTACCAGAAACATTCAAGAAGATCGCAGGGCTAACCAGAGAATCTCCCGAAGTGGTAAGAGCACAGAAGACTGCCATCGCTAACGCTATTACTGGTATTGAAGGTTATCGCCCAATCAAGACACCGGAGCAAGTGGTTGCTATGGCACCACAGGCTAAAGACCTCGGTCCTCTACAGAAGTTTAATGCTGACACTTGGCGTCCTGGTATTCGTGTTAATGCTATTAATACTAATAACCCACTAATCCGTTTTGCCAGTACAGTTATTCATGATGCTTGGACTAAAGCAGAGAACTATGCCCGCGAGTACATCACTGACAACAAAACTGGCATTGGTCCTCTTTGGAATAAACTAAACAACCAAGAGAAAATCGAAATCCACGAACTGCTAAAAGCAGGAGATCGCGCCACTAAGAAATTTACTTCAGAAGAACTCACTGAGTCAGGTTTCACTGAAAAACAGATTCGTTTCATGAATCGTTACTATGAAATGGACGACAAGAAGTACGAAGTCTGGAATGACTTCCGTATGCAAACTGGGCAAGATCCAATTCCTTATCGTCCGGGGCACTTTGCTGGTGTCTTCAAAGGGGACTACAAAGCACTTGCACTAGATAAAGATGGGAAAGTCATCGGTTACATTGGGACAGATACTCGTCTTGGGTTTAGCAATGCAGTAAAAGAAATCGAGAAGAAATTCCCAGGAGCTACTTTCACGCCCGTCAAGCGTGCGAAGTTAGGTGGCTATGGTCAGCGTGGAGATATGTTTAGTGGTCTTAAAGACCTACTTGCTGTCCTAGCTAAGAATGACCCACGTATAGCAGATGTAATGCAGGCTGTGGAACAAGCGGTTGTTCAAAAAGCAGATGCTACCTTCGGGGCTAACGTACATGCGTTGGACAAGAAAGGTATCTGGGGTAACGAGGGCAATAAGCCGTGGAGGGATGATCCCGTCGCTAACGCCAATGAAGCTATCAAGGCATTCCTTGGTTACTGGGAAGAGGGGATGATCTCTCACCACATGATGCCCGTGGAGGGGCAGATTTCTTCCTTGATGCAGAATCCTGCTCTTGATGGGATGCCTCGCGCTAAAGATTATGTCAATGAATATATTAAAGGAATGACAGGTCGTCACGTAGGAGACTTGGGCTCTGCTTTAAACACATTAATTGATGCTCCGTTTAAACTCACGGGTATGGGACCAAGTATTCCCCGCGCGGTAGTCAACCAAACCACCAAACGCATGGGGCAGCTAACTCAGGGCTTTATGAACCTCCCATACACTGCCATGCAGTTCACACAGATTGCACAGACGGGTATGCCCATCTTCTTGAAGGCAGCAGAAGGCGTGGGTAAATCTCCTGCTTCTGTGGCACAGTCTGTTGCAAATGGTACTGCTACTTCTATGAAGCTGTGGATTTCTCGAATGATGGGTGATGACAAATATCTATCACCATTAGAGAAGAAAGCGGCTGAATACGCAGAAGGCAAAGGTCTTCTACAGTTCTCTGAGTTTGAAGAGGTATCTGCTGTTACTCAAGGTCCAGTAGCCAAGCGCGCAGATCAGATTATCGACTTTAACCGCACTCTCGGGGAAAAGGCAACTCGTCCTCATGCGTTCTTTACGTTTGTGGATATCCTGAAGGACAGTGGTCTGCCAGAAGGTGAGATTTTTGATACTGCTTACAACTTGACTCAGGACGCCATGGTGGACTACTCTGCTCGTGAGCGTGCTCCCATGTTCAAGAACCTTGGTGTCACAGGACAGCTAGCTGGGAACCTACAACAGTTTGCTCTGACTTATATGGATCAGATTGGACGCTGGCACAAAGTAGCAGCTAAGGGAGATCCCAAACCTCTAATCGCAGGTATGACCGCTCTATTTGCTTTCGCTGGTATTGTTGGAATGCCATTCTATGGCACAGCCGACATGATTGTGGAAGAACTGACAGACAAGTTCTATGGTGAGAAGCAGAACATTCAAACTCTAGTTATGCGTAATGGACCTGAGTGGGCGAAGACAGACTGGGCTCAGTACGGTCTGGTGTCAGATGTAACTGACCTGAACATCAGCAGCCGTCTTGGCATGGCCGATGTACTACCGGAGTCACCACTGGATGCTGTGTCCCCGTATGCTTCTACGATTGGGCGTATGGGAGAGAGTATGATCGACCTTGCCAAGAACCAGGATCCACAGGCGGCTAAGAATGCACTGCGCCAATTCGCACCATCGAGCCTTCGTGGTGTGGTGGAGAACAAACTGTTGACAACCCCTGACGGTGTGACGATTAACAAAGAAGGGCAGTTAGACTACCCCCGCACTGAGTTTGATCGTGAAGCACGTAAGTGGGCTATGACTTCTCTTGAAGAAGCCAAGGCCAAGGAAAAGCTATATAGCAAATCACAGAGCCTGAAGGCTGACCAAGAAAAGTCATAGCCCACTTACG